AAAGAAGGAGCGGAAGCTGCTTTAAATATACTTTATGAACAAAAAATTATCTGTTATGACAATAAAGGGAATATAAAGCCTAATCCATTTTTCGATCATGATCCATGGGTTAATGTAGAAGAAGAACTTTAATGTATAAATAGATATATCAAATTAAGGATATCTATGTTATCGTTTAAAACTTTTAATCCAAGTGCAATACAAGAAGCAGTAAAGCTGACTCCTGCAGAATTGAATAAACCCAATTCAATTACTGGTGAAGATCGTCTAGACATTTTAGTTAGATTAATTAGAAATAATGATCCATTAGAATTAGCTAAGGGTGGTACATTTACTGTTACTGAAATTGATGACGCTCTGTCTCAAATTGAAATATTTAAAAAATTAAACAAACCATTTCCTTTACATGGTGATGGTAAAACAATTAGTTCTTCTGACTTAGGAAAGGGTTCTGTTTTTGGTGGAGGAGGTGGTTCCGGTGGTGGAACGCTTAACACTAAAATTACAGAGTCTCATCAATGTGTACTATGTCAAGCAATGCTAGATCATGGTATTCAATCAGAAGAATTCTTTATGAATCAAGATATCTTAAAAGCAGCTTATAAACAAGTTGAAGTTGATGCAACATTAGATGAAATTTTATCTGTAGAAGATGGATGGTTTCACTCTTCATATGAATCATCAGTACTTCTTATTAAACAGGGTTATATTAACAAATCTCATAAATTCCATAGAAATAGTAAAACTATGAATGATATATATGCTCTTAAAAATTTAGCATATAAAAATTCAGATCAAAAAGCAGTTAAAGACGATAAGTGGAATCCGGGAGATATCTGGGCAATTGATAAATCAATTAGTATTAATAAGACACTAAATCCAGAAAATATTAAAAGTTATAATAAAGCTATATTGCAGAATTTTGTTGATAGAAAATTAGTTGCAATTTCTTTAAAACTAGTAAAGAAAACAGCTAAATCAAAAGAATATAATATTAAACTACCACCTGATACTGACGATCACAAAATTAAAAATGTGATATTCCAAGGTGAAACTCGTGGAACTTTCTGGGATAACAAGGGTGGTACTATTATATTTGATACTGGTAAAATTGCATTTAGAGCTGGAGCTGCTGGTGCTGCAATCAAAGGAGAAATTGTTCTTAAAACAGCTAGAGGTGGTGGAGCTGGATATGGTATTTTAGTAGATGCAGCAAAGCAAGTTTTTAGAAAAAAATTACCTGATAATAAAGCTGTAAATAAAATAGCAAAAAATATAGTTAAAAATAAGAAAAGAGATCTCAATATATTCTATAAATTATATAATCATTTTTATAAGAATGATACATATGAAAATTTCGAAAAAGAAATAGCAAAAAAAGATGTATATTGGGTTTCTTCAAAATTAGCATGTCTATATGTTTTATATTATGTTGATATAAATTCTGGCGCTAAAGCAAATAGATGGATAACAAAAATAGTAAATTATGCTGGATCTAAATCAGAAGATTCTAGCGCATACGTAAAGGTATATCAATAATGGATAAAAAATACGAAAATTGGACAACAGCTTATATTAATTCTATAAGTGAAGAAACTAGTAAAGAAGTTTCTGAAGCTTTATCTCCTAAAGAGATGAAAAAACGATTAGCACTAATTAAAAAAGCAGTTGAAAAAATAGATAAAAAGAATACAGCTCAAGCAAAAAAAGATGCATTAAAAATGATGAAAGATTCTGGTATGTTTGATGAAGCTGTTGAAGAAACTGTTGACATAGAAGAAGGTCCATTAGTAATGGGTGATATGGATATAGTAGATACTTTCTTTAAAAAAATTAAAGATGATTTAAGTAAACTTAAAATCAAAAAACAAGATGAAAAAGCTTGGCCTCTATTACAACAATTGGCTAAAATGGCTGGATATGGAATTACAAAAAAAGGCCAATCAAAAGGTAGAGTATTTAGATACGAAATTAAAAAATAATGGAATCATTCAAAACATTTATATCGGAAAAGGGTCCAGGCCTTTGGGCTAACATCAGAGCAAAAAAAGCTCGTGGTGAAAAGATGAGAAAGAAGGGTGAAAAAGGTGCTCCTACTGCTGCTGCCATGAAGTCAGCTCAAGAAGGTGAGGGTAAGTATAAAGGCGAAACTTGGGAAGATGGTTATAAGCGCAGAGTTGTAAAAACTACTGATGCTGAACATAAAGAACAAGGTTATGATTGGAGAATAAAGGGTAAAGAAAGAGATGGAATCTCAATAAAACTTTACAAAAATAAACCAGATTTTGCTGAATATAAAAAGCAAATGAAAAGAGTAGCGGGGCACGAATTCGGTGGATAATAAAGAAAGAAACAAAATTGTACGTTCATTTAATGGTAAATGGAAATACAGAAAAGACAAAGAACAATATGGAATGGCAGATGCTTGGAAGATTATTTATTCAGCTGATGCTGAAGGTAAATACGTAGGTGATTGTGAAGATTATGCGTTATCAATTCTATATAGATTATGTGGTGAAAGCCATATTAAAATGTGGTGGATGTTAATCACTCACCAAGCTGGAGTATGTTTGGTTGGACCAAGCAAATGGAAAGTATCTCATGCTGTATTGAGATATAAGGGTGAATGGGTAGATAATTGGACTAAAAAGTTTGGTCCTAAATCTGCAATAGAAAAAAACCATACCTTCCATATCTTTTATGGATATGGTTGGGCTTATTTGACTGCTTTAAAAATGGTATTAAGTAAAGTCATAAGAACAATAAAAGGAACATAAAATGCGATTAGAAGAATCAATTCGAGAAGCTAAAATGAAAGGACTATCTTTATATGGTTCAGAAATTAATAATATTAAAGGCAAAGATGGTAAAGTATATAATGCTAAGCCAGTATTGCTAGGAGGCAAGTTAGCTTATAAAGTAACTGATCAATTTGGTAAATTTGATACTCTTACTCTTAAAAAGTTTGCTGCTAAATTTGGATAAAATATGAAATCATTTACAGAAATTAGAAATAGTTTTGGATTATATGAAGGTAAACATGTTCCTTTAGAACAACCTATGATGGAGGAATCCGAGCCTGAGTTAAATAAACCAAAAAGATCTAGTGGACCTACAAAATATGTAGTATATGTTAGAGATCCTAAGACTGGTAATGTAAAGAAAGTAAATTTTGGAGATAAAAAAGGTGGGCTATCTTCAAAAATAAACGATAGAGATGCAGCAAAATCTTTTGCTGCTAGACATAATTGTGAAACAAAGACCGATAAATTATCGGCAGGATACTGGGCTTGTAGGTTACCCAAGTATGCAAAAGATTTAGGATTGAAAGGTGGTGGTAGTTATTTCTGGTAAGCCGTATACTGATAGTGATGACATTAGAATGTTTAATGTTGGAGACGATCAGAAAGAATTTGTATGGCATAGAGACAAAGAAGATAGAATATTTGAGGTATTAGAAGGTGAAGCATGGCAATTGCAATACAATGGTTCTATACCCATATTACTCGAAGAGAGAAAAACGTATTATATACCAAAAATGATGTACCATAGACTAATAAAAGGATATAATAACTTAAAGGTAAAAATTAATGTTAAGTTTTAAAAAACAACTCATAACTGAGGCCGCATCCAAGAATACTCATATGACTCATATTGAGGATTTAGTATTGGACGGTGGAGTTAAGGGGGCCCGCCAGGCTATCCTAGCATTACGAGCACTTAGGGATATGCTTTCCGGTAACGCAAAGGTACCAGTAGACGTTACGGTCAAGTGGGACGGGGCCCCCGCTATATTCGCTGGACTTGATCCAACAGATGGTCAATTCTTTGTAGCCAAAAAAGGTATCTTTAATGCTAATCCTAAGGTATATAAATCCCATGAAGACATTAAAGCAGACACATCTGGTGATCTTACTTCAAAATTAATTAAGGCTTTTGATAACTTAAAAGGACTTGGTATAACAGGAGTTGTACAAGGTGATTTTATGTTTGATAAATCTGATATCAAAACAGAGACAATCAATGGAATCAAACATATTACTTTCCACCCTAATACTATTGTTTATGCTGTGCCTGTCGGTACGCCACTAGCTAAAGAAATACAAAAAGCCGATATTGGTATTGTATGGCATACAGGATATGATGGTGCTACATTTGAAACAATGAGAGCAGAATTTGGAAAAGAAATTGTTCCTAAACTTAAAAAGACTTCTAAAGTGTGGCAAGTAGATGCAACACTACCAGATCTATCTGGAACAGCTACAATGACAGCTAAAGAAACTGAAGCTGTTACTAAAAAATTATCAGAAGCCGGTAAAATATTTAAAAAAATTGCGTCATCTACTTTAAAAGAAATAGAATCAGATGAAGAATTAAATCTATTAATCAATGTGTATAATAATACTAAGGTCAGAAAAAATGAGCGTATAACAAATACAACAGCTCATGTAAAAGGCATGATTGATTGGGTTAATGAAAGATACAATAAACAAGCTGATAAATTAACATCAGTAAAAGGTAAAGCTGGCGTTGAAGCCAAAAGAGAAAGAGTTCTTAAGTTTTTTAATAAATCTAATCAAAAAAAATTGAAATTAGTGTTCGATTTACAAAATTTTATTGTAGATAGCAAATTAATTATTATAAATAAACTAAACAGTCTTAATAAAATAGGAACATTTGTAAAGACTAAATCCGGATTTAAGGTGACCAACCCTGAAGGTTTTGTCGCCATAGATCGTATGGAAGGTGGAGCAGTTAAGCTTGTTGATAGATTAGAATTTTCTGCCAACAACTTTAGCAAGGATATAATAAAAGGTTGGGATAATCCTAACTAATTAATGGGATAACCGAGGATATGTTAACATTTAAAGAGTATTACTCTCAAGACGAAGCCATGACAATGGCTACTCGTATGAAAATGAAAGCTGCGTTTAAAAAGAACAAAGCTAAAATCAAGCTAGGCAAAAAGAAAGCTGCTAAGAAGCTTGCATCTCCAGAAAAACTTAAAGCTCGTGCTAATAAACAAGCACGTGAGCTTATTATTAAAAAAATCCTCAAAGGCAAATCCAAAAATGATTTAGGATTTGCAGCTCGTACTGATTTAGAAAAGAAAGTAGATAAGAAAAAAGGTGCTATAGCAAAAATAGCTAAGAAGCTTCTTCCTGCAGTTAAAAAAGCAGATAAGTTAAAACTTAAAAAAAATAAAGAAAAAGCAAAATAATAAATTATGAAAGTGAACTCATTTAAAGCATATTTGAAAGAAGATAGTGGTGAAGTAGTATTCGCCTTTGGTAGATTTAATCCACCAACAATTGGCCATGAAAAGCTCATGGACGCAGTTAAAAAATTAGCAAGGGGTAGTCAATATAGAATATATCCCTCACAAAGTCAGGATCCAAAGAAGAATCCATTAGACTTTAAATTGAAAGTAAAGTTTTTACGCAAAATGTTTCCTAAGTATGCTAGAAACATTATGGCTGACAAAGGTATAAGAACCGCATTTGATGTAGTTGTTAAACTATATGACCAAGGTTATACCAAAGTAGTTATGGTAGCCGGTGAAGATAGAGTGATAGAATTTGATAAACTTTTAAATAAGTATAATGGTGTCAAAGGTAGACACGGATTTTATCAATTTGAATCTGGTATTATTGTTAAAAGCGCTGGTGCTAGAGATCCAGATGCAGAAGGTGCTACTGGTATGTCAGCTTCTAAATTAAGAGCTGCTGCAAATGATAATGATTTAAAAACCTTTGCAAAAGGTATGCCTAAAGGTTATAAGGGTGTTGAAGATCTATTTAATGCTGTAAGAGCTGGAATGGGTTTATCTGAATCAAAGAATTTTAGAAAACATGTTCAGTTAGAAAAAGTCTCTGATAGAAGAGAAGAATATGTTGAAGGAAACTTATTTAAAGTTGGTGACGAAGTAGTTATTAAAGAAACTAATGAAGTTGGCGATATTAAAGTCCTAGGTACTAATTATGTTATAGTACAACTAGGAGAAAATAAGAAAAGAGTATGGCTTGATGGCGTTGAAAAGATAGATGAGGCATATGATAAAATGACTGCTAAGCAGAAAAAAGCTCATGATAAACCTAGACCTGATGCTCCGGAAAGTCAACATACAAAGAATTTTAAGAAAAAGTTTGGAGAAATGAAAAGTTTTAAACAATCAATAGAAGAAGCTGATGCAAAAGCGGCTTTAAAGAAAAAAGCTGATAAGTCTGGAATGCCTTATGCTATATTAAAGAAAGTATTCGATAGAGGATATGCAGCTTGGAAAACTAGTCATAGACCAGGAACTAATCCTACACAATGGGGATTAGCAAGAGTTAACTCATTTGCTACTAAAAGTAAAGGAACATGGGGCGGAGCTGATAAAGATCTAGCCGCAAAAGTAAGAGGATAAAAATGTTACAAGAAAAATATAATCAGAAATTTCCACCAGAATTAATTGCAAAAGCAGTTAAATTAGCTTTGCTGATGGGTGGTAATATGACTGGAGCGTATAAAAAGATTGAAGCTATGAAAAAAGGTTTATCTAAAGATGCCAATGTGCAAAATGCTTTAAGATTAGCCAATGAGTCAAAAACAACTTCATCATTTAAAAATATTGTTTCAGAATCATGGTCAAAAAATTATGAAGGACTATGTATGGCTATGAAATTAAATCCAATTCAATCTGAAATCTTAAAAGATTATTTGGATAATGGTCAAATTAAATCACAATATGTAGGTAAAGCTGCTGGTGATTTAAAAGCTAGTAGAATATATGCTGCTAAAAAGGCATATAAAGGTAGTACTACAAATCGTAAAGAAGCTTTATACAATGCTATGAAGCTTAATCTTAAACAACAAAAAATCTTAGACAAGTATATTTCTTCAGGTAAAGTAATTGGTAAATACCATGGATCAATGGCTGGAAGTACTAAAGAAACACAAAAATATGCTGGTATGAAAGACTTTAAAGAACACTTAAGAGGAATGGTTAAATAATGGTAAAAGAAACTCAAACAGATAGACTCGATAGAATAGAAAATAAACTTGATAAATTATCTGATGCCATTATATCATTAGCTCGAGCTGAAGAAAAACTTATGGGACTTGAAAAATTCATGCATCAACAAATGGAAATGTTGGTTGATGGACAAAGAAGGTTAGAAATCGTAGAAAAGCAAGTACAAGGTAATGCTACTACAATAAATATAATCAATAAAATATTTTGGATCGTAATGGCTGCAGCAGCAACCACCGTCACCGGAATGTTAATACTGCAATAAAGGAGAAAACTATGAAATTGCAAGATAAAGAAACTCTAAATGTTGCTGACGCAGTCAAAGACGTTCTAGAGGGTAAAAAAGCGGTTAAGGAAATGGACCCTAAGAAACATGTTTCCAAAAAAGGCGACAAATTTGCTGTTGTTAATAATAAAGGTGATGTTGTAAAATCATTCGATAGTGAAGATGAAGCAAATAAGTATGCTACTGATAATCATGACGATCTTATGAAAGAATATGAAGAGCCAAGAGCTAAAGGCGAAAAGGATTTTAAAGATAAGCATACTGTCAAAAAATCTGGTATGAAAGATGACGGATCTAATGTTAAAGAAGAAGTAACCATTACTATCGATGAAGCTAAGTTAAAAGCTGGAAAAGGTAAAACAACAGTTGATGTCGATTTTATCGGCGACAAAAATGATGCCAAAGCAGCTGAGAAAAAATTCAAGCTTAAAATCAAAATGGGCAGAGGAACTGCAGACGTAACTGGTGAAAAGAAAAATATTATTGCATGGCTATCAAGCGATATGTATGGTATGGATTCAGATGATATCGAAGATATCTTTCCAGAGTTACTAGAAGCTACATCAAAGAAAGAGGGTAATGCCTTTGGAAAAGCTGTAATGGCTGCAAAAGATAAAGGTGATAAAGAATTCATGTTTGCTGGTAAGAAATATAAAGTTGAAGACTATGACAAAGATGAAAAGGATGATGAAGAAGAAGTCGATGAAATGTCTGATAAGCAAAAGAAATATCAAGCATTCTTTAATTCAGCTCTTAAGAAGTTTGGTGTTAAATCCCCAGCTGAACTAGAAGGTGATAAGAAAAAAGAATTCTACGATTATGTAGATGCTAATTACGAAGCTGATAACGAGTCTGACTAATGAAAACATTTAATCAAATAAGAACCCCTAATGTTGTTGAAGAGACAAAGTCTGATTTAACAGAAATGCAACAAAGATTTGTATTTGATACTAATGCAAAAGCTGCTAAAGGTGAAAAACTTGCAAAGAAATTTAACCTAGAAACAGAAGGTGAATCACAAAGTGGTTATCATTATCTTCTTGTAAAAGGTAAATTTACCGATATGACCAAATGGTTAAAGGCAATGGGATAAAGAAATGAAAAAATTTAAACAGATTAGAAAAGAACTTATTGAAGGCGTAAAAAACCTTAAGAACTACAAAGATAGAAACCGTAAAGCTGAAGCTATGATGAGAGTTATAGTTGTTAAAGGTAATACCTCTAATAAATTTGATGATGATTTTGGATTTAATCAAGCAGAAATGAATGCTATGGATAAAGTTATCAGTAAAATTAAAGGTATGCATATATCTAGTTTTGATGGTGGCGATTCAGCCCCAGCATCTTTAGAATTTTATGGTGATAAATCTTCACTTGATAAATTTGCAAAAGATTCAAGTATACAAAAGGTTCTTAAGAAATATAAAGCCAAAGTGGATGGTCCTTATATAAACAAATAATTGATAACCTTTGGGTTATAAATAATATTATGAAACAAAATGATAACTTTGACACGTTGACGCGTAAAAACTTTGAACTCTTTGCAGCAAAAAGCTATAACAATCCAGAATGTATGGATATTGAAGAGTTTAAAGATGACCTAAGTCGTTTTAAATATATAAAGCGACTTTTAAGAAGATATGCAGATCATAAAGATTTGCAAGAACGTTTAATATTAAACCATCTTATAGTAATATATAATGTGTTTGGTATTGAAGCAGCAAATAAAATGATTTGGTTTAAAATCGAAAATGAACACTATCATTTTATTAAACCATTCTTAGTATTTTTACATTACTTACCTAACTACGAAAAGGTTGAAATAGGAATGGATGAAGGTATAGTAGAGGTATTAAGGAACTTATGAATACAAACATAAAAGATTTAGAAAATTTAGAAGAAGGTATTCTTTCTAGAGTAGGTGACATAACCTATGCTCTAAGATTTCTAAAATTATTAGTAACTCCTTGGGAAAAGATGAATGCATTTAAATATGGAATCATTGACAAAAAAGGTAAAAAACTAAGAAAGCCTGAACTTCCAATAGAAAAATCAGTATATACAATCTTCCATAGATTAGTCTTTAATATTAAGAGATTACTTAATGTTGCTGGAAGCGGAGTAGCTGGTAAAATAGCCACTTATGCTTCAGCCCTATTTTTAATTAAAGATCATACTGGTATGACTGAAGACGAAATTAAACACGTCCTAGATCAAATGGACGCTACAGATTGGGATCAGTTGCCAGTGAATGAATCCAAATGGTTTCAAAATAAAGACAATCAGCTAAATCCTGGTGAATATACATTAACCAGAGACATTGCATCTCCAATTACTGCTGAGTATATTGGATTCGCTAAATCAAAAGTGGTAGTAAAAGAAGCAACTAATCCCTATGACAACTTCTTAGGATGTGATGTATATAAAGTTATACACAAGCTTACTAAACAAGAATTATTTGTCACAAACCACGACATTACAAGATAATTACAGTATATATAATAATATGGATTTAAAAACATTTAAAATGTGGGAAATGGCAGCCAACTCTGTTGGAGGTGGTGGAGTTTCTATGCCAGCTGATGTTCTCCATGGTAAAAAGAAAAAGAAAAAGAAAAATGAGATTGTGAAGCGAGAGAAATTAAAGAATGCGAAAAACTCTTGATTGGTTAAAAAATGCTTGGATATGGATTAAATCATGGTTCATTACATATCACAAAGTAACAGTATCTTATAACGCTATCTACGGCGATGCGGACGATCAAGTCTTTGAAAACGTTCCTAAAATAATAACAGAAAAAGAAAAAGTTTTAGTCTTCATTGATGAAGAAGGCAGAAGAGTGAAATTCGCTGGAGCGGATGGATTAAATTATAAAATAGAGGAACAAGATTAATGCAACAATTATTAATTGGCGTTATATTAGTACTAGGGTTAGGTGGTTATTGGTTATACCAAGAGAACCAAACTTTAAGTGCAAACAATATGAAGCTTGAGGGCGCAGTGGAAGAACAAAAAGCTGCAATGAATGCACTGAGAGAGTCATTCGAAAAACAAGGAAAGGCTTTACTTAATATGAGTAGAGTAAACGCAGAGATAGAAGCTGAGAAGGCTGAATATCTAGCTATATTTGCTAGACACAATTTAGATAATCTTGCATTGAAGAAACCAGGCATGATTGAAAAAAGATTTAATGATGCAAGTGAAAAAGTAATGGAGGGACTTGAAGATGATACTGAGAAACTTAACGCTCTTAGCAATCCTAGCAGTAACGACTAGCGGTTGTTCTCTTCTTGGATCCAAGAATATAGAAATAGTCTCTAAACCAATAG